TATGAAATATTTTAAGATCACTACTACTTCCATATAAAGAATTTACATTATCAGGTAAGAAAATATCTTTAGAAAATACATTTAAACTTGCTCCACCATCAATTCTATAATATTGAGTAATACCCCCTGAGCCATCGTCACTACGAAATAAAATATCCCCATCATCTGCGTAGTTTCTTATATCTAAATGACCAACGTAGTTGTTTATGTGAGTATTTGTACCACTGTGATATATTTGAGCACCATCAGACCAACCACTACCAGAGCCTAATAGTATTATAGACTGATCAGGAAATCTAGTACCAGTGTTTGTACCGTCAGCAACACTACCATCTAAATGAAAATATGTAGTTGATCCACCAGAACCATCGTCTGACTGAAACTTTATATCATGATTATCTGTATGGTTTATAAAGTTTAAATCTCCTGTAGCATTTGTAACAAAAGCATTTGTTCCATTATGGTATATCTGCATGTCAGACGATGAACCAAAATTCCCTTTAACATTATCTAAATGTTGTGTTCCTTTTTCAAATTCTGTTCTTCCTTGACCACCATCTATTCTAATATATGTATCAATACCGCCTGAACCATTATCACTTTGAAAGATAATATCTCCATCATCTTGTGAAACTTTAATTATAAGATCTCCTGTTTGGTTATCTACAATACCTGTAGTTCCTGTATGCTGTAGTTGTAGGTTTCCGGCACTACCAAGTTTAACCCTTTTACCATCTTGCCATTGGGCACTTTCAGAAAATATTGTTTGTGTCTGACTCCCATCTAACCTAAAATATGTAGTAACTCCACCTGAACCATCATCACCGCCAAATATAATATCTTTATCATCGGCTCCATGATAAAAATATAAGTTACCTTTTAGTGTTTGAATATAAGCATCATTCCCATCTGAATAAATAGAAGTATCATCTCCAAGCCTTAACAAAACACCATCACTAAGCGTAAGATTACCAGTCATTGTACCTCCTGCAAGTGGTAAGAAAGACCCAGTAGTAAAATCAGTGGTGTCAGCAAACGCAGCAGTTCCTAAAGTTCTCTTTTGAACCTCATTACCTGACATAACCAACGCAATGGCTGAAGATGTATTTGTGCTAAGTGTTTTTAATTCTAACTTTCCAGTTAGATCAATTCCATTTAAGAATTCTATTGCCATGTTCCGCTATTTTTTTATGATGCAGCAGAAATAACGTTTACGGTTATACTGTCTGCGGTTTGTCCCTGTGCAAACACAAGTTTTACATTATTAGAATCTACAATCTCAACATCGCACATTACCATCTTACTTGATTTAAATGCTTGTACAATAATATTAGAAGTTGCTAAACTATGCTGAAAAGTAAAATCAGTGTCATTATCTGCCGCAGGTCCTGTTCCATTAGCAGCCTTGTTTTTTACTGTGTCTAATGCAATAGATACATTCCCAAGATTAGTCATGGTACCAGTACCAGTAACATCTCCTGTGAGTGTTATTGTTGGATCCGCTACATTAAAATCTAAATTTTTGTTAGTAGTATCATATGTAACTGAAATACCACTTTCAGTATTGTTAGAAACCATTCCGCCAACAATACCTTTGATTTGATCATCAGTTCTAATACCACTTGTCAATGCAATTGTACCAGTGGCATCAGGAAGGGTTATTGTTCTATCACCAGTTGGTTCTGCTATTGTAAGAGTTGTTTCATGTGCATCTGCTGATGCTCCTTCAAACACAAAAGCATTTGTAACATTAATCTCTGTTTGATTAACAGAAACTGTTGACCCCTCTACATTAAGATTACCTTTAATTGTTACTGTATCACTAGTTGCATTACCTAAAGTAACGTTACCATTTACCCCTAGTGTTCCATCAATGATGGCATTACCATCAATCTGTATATCATTAAATTGTACATCTGCATTGTCAGATACATCTTGACCAATAGAAATTTGTCCAGAATTAGAAAGAGTAACTCCAGTACCAGTACTTAAATAAGACTGTACGTCTGCATCTGTGTATTGTGTGATAGTGGTAGCAATCTGACCATTAGAGATTGTAATCCCAGTACCTTGTGAAAAGTGTGCCCTTACCTCTGCTGCACTTGGTCCTGTATAGGTAAATTGACCTGTTGAACTATTGTAAGCAAAACTTCCATCGCCTCCTGCATCTGAATGAGAAAACATTGCTCTTACTTCAGAAGCAACTAATTCATCCTGTAGGTTTAACCAATCAGATCCATCATAAAACTGAAACTTACTTAAAGTAGTGTTAAAGATTACATGACCTGCCGCTTTGGTCATTGCATTTCTTTGAGTCGTAGTTTTATTATCTAACTTAACGTTTTGTATCTCGTTATTGCCAAGATTTATATGATGTAGATATTCTATTGCCATAGTCTTTTAATTTAAATATACTTTACCTTTTGAGAGGGTGTTAAATGTGATTTTTATAACGTTCAAATTTACGTATTCTACAGCACCATATACAATATTATCATACTCGTCAACGAGTGTAACCGAAGGCTTCTTATTCAAACTATGTGTTACATCCCATTGTTTAGAGGCTGATGCAAATGTTTTTTCATATGTTGCAAACGGATTATATGTTGGTACATTTTGAATAGAAGTCCAAGAAACACTAAATCCGGTAGAATAAATATTTAAAGAGACAGCGGTTAATTCATCTCCTGTATGCTCCCTTGGTACATCATTTCTTAAAACTTCTAATATGTCTCTTAAAATATCTGTGTTTTCATCATCACTTATTCCCGCATCTAACCTTCTTTCTAAAAGATCAAAACCAGTTATAACAAACTCATAGTTTTTTGTGTACTTATCAAATAATGATTTATTATAACCATCATATGTTTCTATTAAATTTCTTAAAGTATTAAAATAAGATATCATCTCTATCTTAGTTGGGACCGTATGTGTTTTTACAATATCTCGCTTTGTGCTTTTAGACTTTACACTAAACCAACTAAATGATTTATGTGTGTAATTTAAGGTCACCTCTAAATCTACAGTGTATTTGTTGTCGTATAATTTAGAATTTGCGTCTGCTAAAGAAAATTCTCTTGCTGCTGTTGTGTTTGCTGTAGTTGTTTGATCAGTTATAGTTGAGTTACTTACGTTATTCTGTCCTTTAAATAATCTACTAATACTACTTAAGGTGTAGTTCGTTACATCATAACTAGGAGTCGTGTCTTTTACCTTTACTAAAGGTGTAAATTCATTTATATCTTGAAAAGTAGTAAGTTGTATTTTTTGAAAATCGTATGAAATAGTTTTCGTTTTTTTAACAACTGTAGCGTCACCAACTGTAAAACTATATTCTACTTTATAATCACCTTTACTTACTTGACCATCTGTAGGTGATAACGGTAAAACGTAAGAATCAAAAACAGGTAAACTACCAGAGTTTCCTGCAATGTCAACTTTCCCCTCTTCTGGATTTCTTACAATGCCATCAGGTCTTGTTATTTTTATATAAACCTTTACTCCTGTTTGTGCTTTTGAAAAAGTAGAAGCGTCTGTAACCTTCAACTTTGGTGTTGAGGTTAAATCGAATTGAATTAAAAAATCTATTGATACACTCCCTGCATCATTTGTGAATGTGCTCATACATATTAATAATAAAAAAAGCCGGTCTCAGTACTTAATTTCCTGCGACCGACCTTTAAACAAACCAACAACAAATTATTTAAGCAATTTTACGATTTCTTCGTAAACTAATTCCCCATTTTTGTTACTCAAAACGAAGTTAGTAAAGCCTTGTAGGTAACTTGTTTTTGATGATCTTGGAACCTGTACAATAGTCTCTCCAGTTGACACCCATAAAAAGGTGCTAGAAGCCTTGTCAAACCTGATCAATTTTTTATCTATTGCAGTCTTGCAATTTGCTTGTATAGATTTATTCTTGTCTTTACTTAACGTAATGAATTCTTGTGGAGTTTTTTCAGCCATAATCTCCAACTCATCTCGTAGAATAGAAATATCTCTTTTTTCATCTTTATTCATTGAAGCAATAAATTCTCTTACCTCAGCAGCAGAAAGTTCAGCAGCGACATTCATTGCGTCTCTACGTAAGTTTCTTAATTTTCTACTGTCAGCAGCCTCTTTTTTAGGTTCTACTAACTTAAATAAAGGAACAATACTTGTGTCCCTATTTGGATTTGATGCGTTGTAATTTGACAGCATTAAATATTGAAAAATTTCTCTATCTCCAGTCTTACTTCCTCTTAAAGCCATTAGACCTTTATCTTGTTTAGTAAACTGTATTGTATTAAACGTTGGTTTACCTCCAATACCTAAAGATGCGATAGATGCAATATCTATATAATCATCAGACTCTTTGTCGTAAACCCTGTCCACTTGTGGAATCATATGAATAGATGGCATTACCACTTTACCAGGGTTTTGCTTATCGTCTTTCATATTTAAATACTGAAACACCTTTACCTCATTTCTTTTTAGTTGAGGAGGTGTTTTTACGTTGTTGTACTCTTTTGTTTTTATCATAACTGTTGGTTTTAAAAAAAAAGAAGGGAGGGATTTCCTCCCCTCTTCTTAAGGTTTATTATTACTAAAATCCTGTTACAAGTGCACAGTGTTCTTTTCCTAATACTTCTAGACCCATAATAGCCTGGTAGTTTACGTCAAGAATTGAATCAGCACTAGTTGGAGTTGGAGCAAGTCCACCTGTCAAAGTTTCTCTGAAAGAGTAGTTGTTACCATCTCCCTCTAAGTAACGTACTTGTAGGTAATCTTGTGATCCACCACCTCCGGCAGTTTTCACTTGTCCAGTTGGTACAAGGTAAATTTCACCCGATCCTGTTACTGTAGAACCTAGTTCATTGTGATCTAAGATTGATAATTGCTTCTTGTTCCAAGTTCTTCCGTATAGGCTAAACTTGTCAACACCTAAGTCAATGCTCTTTCCATCTACTGAAAATCTAGCACCAGTTAAACCAGTTGCATTCAACCCGTTTAATGCGTTATCGATAGCAATATTAGCAGAAGTACCTAACCACATCCAGTAGTCTTTTGGTGCTCGTGCTTTGTTTAAAGCAGCAGTTAAAGTAGATAACGTTTCTAAAACATTTGATGCATGGTCGTAA